AGATATTAAAGATGATATTGGTGATATTATAGTAGTACTTATTAATATAGCTGAACGTAATAAACTGACTTTAGAAGAATGTTTATATGAAGCTTGGGATGATATCAAAGATCGTAAAGGCTACATGCGTGATGGTGTGTTTATCAAAGAGTAATTGTAAGGCACACCGGAGCCAGTTGATCTCATATAAGTTTCTATGAAGTAGAGTCCGTAATTCCGCTAGAATAGCTTTGCCAGCTAGTGCAAAAGGCAACAATCGATAACTAACTTAAGAGAATAAAATATGGCAGAACCAAAAAAGAAAGAAACAAATATTCATACATTATTGAATGTAATATTTATGTATTCTTCTGTAAACAGGGCTGTAGCCCAATTGAATACAGATAATAAGCCACCTATCAGTGCGCCTACATCACCCACCTTTAACATGGAATTTCACTCATACGAAGTCAAGATTCTTATTAGTGAAGCAAGGTTTAAGAAAGAGTTGAAGAAGGAATTTAAGTCTGCTAAGAACTTACCTCATGCTAAAGAGTATGAGAAAGATGACTTACTAGAGAAGTATGACTTCCTAGATGCAGATGACCTAGATGATGATATGGTATTGATCAAATTCAGCCAGAGTGTACTAGTTGGTAAAGCTAATGCAGAAGGGGTTAGAAAAGAATCATTTCCAATCAGGCAAATTGGTGTTAAGGGTAAGGTTCAAGATAGGAACGGATTACCAATTGACCAAGATACTTCTTTAGGTAATGGAACTAAGGGACACCTACAGTTTAGACCTGTAGAGGGAAATAATGGTTTATACTTATACCCTCACACTGTCTGCGTAACAGACCTTATTGAGTACGTTGGTGGTGGTGCAGAGGAAGACCTTGATTCATTAGGGTTAGAAGACCTCGATGAAACTGATATGGATGCTCTTGCAGAAGAAGCAGAAGAAGCAGAAGCGCCTGAAACAGAAGCAGAAGCAGAAGCTCCTAAGTCTAAGTCTAAAGCTAAGAGTAAGTCTAAAGCTAAAGCTAAAGCTGAGCCAGAAGAAGAAGACGAAGAAGAAGAACCTATGTTCTAAATGTAAAGCCTTAGCCTTAATTGGTTAGGGCTTTTTAATCTTGAATTTGGAGAAATATATGTCGTTAGAGGACTTAGGGTTAATTGACTATGAGATAGTTGATAGAACCTTACATATAGATGGTGATATTGTAATATACCAACCATGCTGTATATTTAATGAAGATGATGATCAATCTCGCAGAATGATAGCTAAGTATATCAATAAGAAGATTGATGACCTTATGGAAGCTGCTGGATGTAATACATACATAATGTTTGTAACTACTAATTTTAATTTTAGAGATCACTTAGTAGATGATTACAAAGCGAATAGAGAAGATAAAGAAAGGCCAGTAAATTTAGCTTGGGCAAAACAGTGGAGTGTTAGTAATCTAAATACACACTATGTAAAATGGTTAGAAGCGGATGACCTACTAGGTACACACCAAACAGAAGATACAGTAATCTGGAGCATAGATAAAGATCTCAGGCAGATTAAAGGCTATCACTTAGATGATAAAACTCAGAAGGTTATAAAAGTTACTGAGAAAGGATCAATTAAGAAAGAGGTGATACTTAAACCTGATGGTAAGGTTAAGAAGACCAAGTATCATTTCTCAGGTACAATAGGTTTAATGTTCCAAATGCTTACCGGAGACACTACAGATTGGATAGTAGGTTGTGGTAAAAGAGTTGATAAAGTATATGGATCAGGGTCTAAGAAAGGTCAAGAGTACAAAGCTAGAGTAGGTATAGGGCCAGGAGAGGCTTATAATATTCTTAGTAAGGCTAAGACCTTAGAAGCTGCCTTATTACTTGTGGCTGATGAGTACTATAAAGTACATGCAAAGTCAGAAGTAAATTGGCAAACACACTTAGAAACCCAAGCTAACTTATTGTTCATGGTTCGTGAGAATAAAGGAAACATCATAAAACGATGGACTTATGATGGCAGGGATGAGTATATGGATATAACCACCGGAGAGCTGGTTGATGGATATAGTAAAGATACTTAGAACATCTGACGATATAAGTAGGTATCGTAATATAAAAGCTGCAACGCAAAAGTTTAAATGTCCTATATGTCTTGGGCCATTACAGCTAGGCATTGCTTCAGCTTTAGATCACTCTCATAAGAACGGTAATTGTAGATCTGTACTATGTAGATCCTGCAATGTAGGTGAAGGCAAGGTACTAAGTGCAATGCTGTTCAGAACAACAAAGGCAAACCTAGCCTACAGGAATCCTGTGAAATGGTTAAGAAACCTAGCAAACTATCTTGAGTATCACGAGAGTAATCCAAGTGGAGTAATTCACCCAACATTTGATTTAACTACTGGGAAGCAGAGGCCAGTAAAGAGAAAGAAAAAATGAATAATGATACTATAGTAATAGCTGATACACAAGTTGATTCAACAACCCCGACAGATCATATAAAAGCTCTATCGAAGTATATTTGGAAGCATAAACCTAACAATATAGTTCATATAGGAGATCATTGGGATCTGCCTAGCCTTAGTTCCTATGCAACTAGTTTAGGTATGGAAGGCAGGCGCTTGAATGATGATTTGGAAGGTGGTTACGAAGCCTTTAAACTAATTATGAGCGAGACAGATAGACTTAATCGTGTGCTTAAAAGGAAGAAGTATTCGCCTAACAAGCACTTTATTATGGGTAATCACGAGAATAGACTTAATCGCTTTATAGAAAGTCATCCTATATTATCTGGATGCTTTAGCTTAGAGAAATTTATATTAAAGCAAGGCTGGACTGTAAATGACTTCCTAGATCCTCTATGGGTTAATGGAGTATGTTACTTACACTACATGCCTAATGCTGCATCTGGACGTCCTGTGGGTGGAGGTATTGAGAATAAACTTAATAAGTTTCCTCATAGCTTTGTTCATGGACACCAACAACAATTCCAATTTGGACGTAGGCAGAACCTTGAGGGTAAGCCACATTTTGGAGTATGTGCAGGATCTTTCTACATGCATGATGAAGAGTATAGAGGCGCTAACAATACAGAGATACGCGGTTTCCTACACCTTAAATCTTTTAAGAATAGGTATGGATTCCAAGATCACGATGTACAGTTTGTGTCTCTTGAAAGGTTAATAGAACACTACGGGAAGTAATTATGGCATTAACAGAAAAGGAAATTCTGTCCAACGCTGGGGAGATGGTGACTGGTCTAGTCACCTCTCTCTCAGGGAAGGATCTGAGTTTACAGCAACAACAAGATACACTTTTAGATGCTCAAAGAATACATCTAGCTGCCGCCAAGATTATAGAAGTTATGGTAGAAGGTAACATGAGTACAAGATGGCAAACAAAACATTAGGAGAACCAAATGAATATATTCCAATACCTAGGCTTACCAGAGAATCATAGAAAGTCTAGCAATAAAGTAACTCAGTACGTAAAGCATTGGGATGAAGTAACAGATAAACATAAGAATGGTAAAGAATTTGTAACTCAAATTAAGAAGGATGGAGTATGTGCTTTAGTAGTTATTGATTTTGGCTCTGCACGTATCTTCTCTCGTACAGGTAAACCTTTCACAAATCTCTACTGTATGGAAAAACAGGTTGATGAACTAAAACTTGCTGATGGAGTATATATGGGAGAACTCTGGTTGCCTAAAAGTGTATGCTCTCTTGAAGAGTTATCAGGTATGGTTAATCCGAATAGAGTTAAACCACTAGATGAAGTACAAAGTAATAAACTAAGAATGCTTAAACTCAGCTTATTCGACACAGTAGATGTATCAGAATTTGTAGCAGGATACAGTGCTAAAACTTATTTGGCTAGATATAATATATTGCGAGCCAGTTATAGTGAAGCCACTTTTGAATCTCCTAACAGTATACTAAATAATTGGCATCCTCACATAGAAGTGCTAGTTACAACTCCAGCTAATCAAATGAGCCTAGATGGATCATTAGAGAGAGCCATATATTATGGTGAGGAAGGTATTGTCATTCGAGATCCAAATGCGGATTGGGAAGCAGGTCATAAAGGCTGGCGAGTAATGAAAATGGTTCGCGGTGTTGACTATGACTTAGAGTGTGTAGGTTATGAAGAAGGTACTGGAAAGTATAAAGGTAAAGTCGCAAACCTAATATTCAAATGGAAAGGTGGAGAGACTATTAAGTGTATGTTAGGTAAAGGTTGGACTCATAAAGATGCTAGCGATATGTTTGCAGCTATTGAGTTTACTAATATAGACATTAGGGATAAACATCCAGCAGACCCTAGAGGTGAAATATTTCAAGTTTATGCTTTAGAAGAAAGTAGTAAAGGAAAACTTAGACTACCCAAAGTTGGTGAGTTAAGGTTTGATAAGGCATACGGGGATGTGTGATGTTATTGATGTGATAGGCATAGTCTGTATAACATCTATGATAATTATATGGCTTCTTATGATTACGGAGATGTGTAATGGTTGAGATAATAGAGTATATCAAAACTCCACTATTTGCTATATGCATTGTAGCACTATACTTTACTTGGATGTTAATAAGAGAAGGACATACACCATAACATACAGGAGGCAACATGATCAGACTTGATGGCGGCGTTATATTGCCTAAAGGGAAAGGAAAAGGGTTTGCTAGGCCAGAAGGGATTAGTCCTAACAAGTGGCAAACCATGAAACCCGATATGTGGCAGAGAGCTTACACACATTGCTTGTACTCTCTACCACTACATTTTGAATTACCACTACACTCTGTTGTTCCAAGAATAGCTAAAAAGATGTTAGACTCCTCAGACCCTTTTAATATAGCTTTACGCTTTATGGGTGAGATGGAGTTAGCAGGATATGTAAAGTTTGAAAGGGGGATGGACGAACGTATAGTTCTACCTACTAAGAAGTTTCTTAAGCTTAACCTTGATTGTGAGAGAGCGCCAGAAACTGCTGTAACATTTCCTAAATTAGAGGGAGAGAAAATACCAAGAGCACCTATAAGGGGCGGAGTGAGGAATGTAAAGAATGATGAGATAGCTAGCATATCTACAGACCTTGCTAATGAAAGATTTTGTATCAATGGTTTTATATTTAATCTACTAAAAGAATACCCTCCTAAGTTTGATAAGACTTCTTCATCGTATATGTTTAAAAGAGCTATGGCTTCTGCGGAAACATTAGTAGATGAAGACTTAAGGTTTCCTTACTTCTTTGATAGTAGGGGCAGAGTGTATACAGATACTACATGCGGCTTTACTCCACAAGGAGCTGACCATGAAAAGGCATTGTTACTACCTACCTATGCTGAACCACTCTCACCTGAAGGCTACCAAGCATTAATTGATACTGCTAATAGTTACTCAGAGCAAGATTGGACACAAAAAGATATGTGGAATCACGTACTAGAGACTAAGAAATATGAAAATGTTTGGAAAACTGCTGATAAGCCTTATTGCTATATGGCTTGTGCTGAACTTGTTGTCAGGTATCTTCTCGATCCTCTCAGCAATATCCCAGCCTTTGTACCTTTGGATGGACGATGCTCAGGATTGCAACATTGGTCTGCTGTTATCAGATCAAATGCAATCACTCGTCACCTAGGTATGCATGAAGAGGAAGCTGACTTAGATATTTATGAGAAGGTTGCCTTAGATTGGAAAGGAACATTAGCTCCTGAGTGGGCTTACCTAGCTACAAGGAAGGCTACTAAGATTCCTGTTATGACTTGGGGCTACAATGCCACTATGATGACTTCTATGGATCACATGGGGAAATTATTTGGAGCGAAATCCAAGTGGGATGATGGTATTAAGGCTTACGTGACCGATGGAGAGGGGCTAGAACGGGGCGTGACGAGCCGTTTTGGGGCAGAGCTATACAGACAGCTACAGGACACACTCGGCCCGTTACAGGGCGCTGTAAGCTGGGTAAGTGACTGTGCAACATCAATTTCTAAGTATGGTAACGTAGAGATTAGATGGCCTACTCCTGATGGATTTACATGTTTGCAGAGGAAAGTTAAGGGAGAGAGACTACAACTAGAATGTAAGCTCTCTAATGGGAGTGTATTATACCTAAAAATACAAGATTTCTCTGTCGATACTCCTAATACTGCCAAACATAGATCAGCTATTGCGCCTAATGTCATACACAGCTTAGATGCAACTCATCTTAGAATGGTAGCTAGAAGGTTAAAAGAGTTAGGTCTGCCTAAGATATTCATACATGACTCCTTTGCAACTCACTGTAACTACCGAGATATACTATATGAAATAATAGTGGATACCTTTATAGAATTATACAGTATGGATTACCTAATAATGCTGAAAGAGTATTGGGAAAATCTCTATGGTGTAAAATTAGAGAGTCCACCAGAGCTTGAGGACTGGAAACCTGAGTCGTTGAGAAGTCTAACTAGGTTTTTCTTGTGAGGGATACAAAAACCAGCTCTAATGGTAAGGCTATTTTAAGTCCCGTTACTACCCCGCCTGATTAGGGAGAGGGACTTATGATAGACTGATTATTGTACTAAGGAGAATTCTAGTGATTGATGAAATAGTAATTTCAGATGAGTTTGAAATGATAGCTCAAGCAATGGTTCAAACCAGAGGTGATCTTGCAAAGACCTCAAGATTTGATCAAGTACCTTATAATGCGATGAGTCTGAGAGCTATTGTAAAAGATAATCCAGACATTCGTGTAAGATACCATGAGTTACTTGCAGAAGAGATGCAAGAGAAAGGACTACATATAGCAGAAAGAATACTTACTATGGCTAGCTTGCAAGAGAAAGCTATGGGAAGCACTATGACTATAACTAATGAGTTTGGTGAACCTGAAGAGGTAGATATCCCTGCTGATGTGAAGTTAGTTATAGAGTTATCAAAAGAGATTTCAAGACTTATAGCAGAAGGTAAAGGACAGCCAATGTCTGCCAAGTCAACCGTAATACTTGCAAGCAAAGAGGATGCCAAAGAACTGCTTGAATCCTACTTAAACTCGTGAGTGCTATAAGTAAGATGAGTGACTTTGAAGTAGAGGCGTTAAGCTCCTACCTAGAAGGAAACTTTGAAGAGTTTAGTAAGTTCTGTTTTAAAGTTATGACAGGACAAAAATTAATGCATGTTGATTACTATGTAATACTGTTTGAAGCTATACAGGAACTCATAGATCAAAATACAACAAGGATGATTATAAATATTCCACCCAGAGCAGGTAAGACATTACTTATAAGTATATTTCTACCTCTCTTTGCTTGGGTGAGGAACCCTTCAGGACAAACCATCTTGACAGGGTTTAACTCAGATGTACTAGCTGAATGCTCAGGTTACATAAGAACAATAATGAGCGACGACGATTTCCGTAGGGTTTTCCCTAATGTTGTTATTGATAACAATAAGAAATCTGTTGAGAGGTTAGGTACAATGAGTGCAGGAGTGCTTCACGCTATACCTACGACTGGTAAAATGACTGGTAAGGGGTGTGGAGCACTTGTGGAAGGGTTTGCAGGTATCATGGCTATTGATGATGTTATTAAGCCTGATGATGCAAACTCCCCAACTGAACGTGATAAGATAAATAATAGATATAGTAACACACTACTCTCAAGGTTAGCCACAGAAGAGACACCACTAGCTATTATTATGCAAAGGCTACATTCAAATGATCTTTGTGGATACTTGATGAGAGGTGGAAGCAATGATAAATTTAAGTGGCTTAACATTCCTGGAATTATAACTCCTGAAACTGGAAGTAAAGAATGGTATGATAAACAAATAGAAGAAGGTGGCTATACTCATGTAGAGCCTATCCTTTATCATCTACCAGAATCAGACACTAGAAAGTACGAAGAAAAAATGTTTGAAGGCAAGGTACAATCTGTATCAAGCTTTTGGAGTGTTAGGAAAAATATAGATACCTTACTTGGTTTATGTGAGAAAGATGGGTACACCTTCTGGTCACAGTATATGGGTAAGCCTATAGGCAAAGGAAGTAATCCCATGTCTATGGAATATATTAGAACTTACGAAGATATAGATGAGTTTAAGATAAGATATACTTTTATAACTGCTGATACTGCTTCCACTACTAAAACATATTCTGACTACACTGTAGCTATACATTGGGGAGTTACCGCCTGTTCCAAGTTAGCTTTAATGGATATAGTAATAGGTAAGTGGGAAGTTCCTGAGTTAATAATTGCTATGAGAGAGTTTTGGCAAAAGCACAATGTATTTAATCCTAACAGACCAACATGGAAGCCTAAAGGTTTCTATATGGAGGATAAATCTAGTGGGCTATTCCTTAACCAACAATTTATTAAAGATGGTACTGTAAAGGTTAAACCAGTACCTAGAGATGGTACTCCTAATAATGATAAATTCACTAGGTTCTTGCTAACACTACCTTACTTTAAGAGTGGTCGTATTCTTATACCAAGGAATTGTGAACACAAGACACATATTATTAGAGAGCTTTTAGGGCAATCAGAGTTAGGTTCATCCACTGGACATGATGATGTTGCAGATAATTTTGCAGACGCAGTAGTAATAGCTTTTAACCAAGGGTTTATGGCTTATGAAGCTTGGTCTTAGTCTAGGAGGACTTATGGGTTTAAAAACTCGATTAGATGGTAGGTCAGAAGATAATGACAAACTACTAATAAAAAATTCAGAGGATGAGATACTAGCTGAGATAAGCTTGGTAGACCCATCTGGCATTACACTTAATATAACAACCAAAGAAGGTTTGTACGTAGAGAAACCTAATGGTTGGAATTCTAAAGGAAATAAGTAGCTATGTTTAAAACACGATTAGTTATAGGTGGTATAAGAGGAACAAAAAGTTGGAGGTTGATGGAAGACCTAGTATGGGAAGGAGAACATACAACTTGGAGAGTTCCAGCAGGATTTAAGACTGACCTAACAACTAGTTGGTTTGAGGGAAGGCATACTGATGCTAGCGTGTTACATGACTACCTACTAAAACAAGCTAAACTAAATAACTACAGTAGAAATTTTGCAGATGCAACTATGAATTTAGCTATGAAATCTTTAGGAGTTAGACCTTGGAGAAGAAGAGTTATTATGATGGGTATCACGTTAAACACATTTGTAGTAAAACATAGAAATAAATAGGAGGCTACTATGGTTGACGTAGTATCGGATCAGATAGAAGTTTTCTACGCTGATGTTGCAGGAGGTTGGGATACAGGACTAGAAGCTTACTCAGCCGAAAATGAGATACTAGTTCAAGGTACAGCCTCCTGTGCAGTAGTACAGACAGCCAATGGAGTTAATGAAGTTGCTGTTGACGCAGGAACATCGTGGAATATGGCAGGCAAGCACCTGCGTATGTACATCAACACAATCATAACACCTAACATGGCAGCAACAAATGCCATACAAATATTTGCAAGTGATGGAACCAACACCGCTTTCTGGACTGTAGCTAATGCAGGCTCAGACTACGCTGGTGGTTGGCAGGATTACTTTGTAAGCATCGACTCAGCCCCTACTAGTGGCTCTGTAAATTCAGCAGCAGTTACTAGAGTTGGAATAAGGATAAACACAGCTACCAAACCAAGAAACTCTCCAGCTAACGGATGGTATGATAATTGGAGGTTTGGTAATGGTCTTGAAGTAAATTCTACTACTACAGAAGCTATAAGCTTGACTGACGTAGCAACAGAAGATTCTTTAGTAGCTAACAAATATAATATTATTGAAGAAGTTGATGGAGTACTATTTACTAAAGGAAGTATTACTGCTGGCAACTTAGCAGGTGCTAAGAATTGTAATCTAGTATCTTTAAATGAAACTATATTCTTTGTTGATCGTGCAGTATCAAGTACCTTATATGGATTAATAGGAGAGGAAGGAACAGGTTCTACAGACATTTCCATTACAGGTTTAGTTTGTAAAACTGTTGGTAACTCAGGAGCAGAGCTTAACTTCAGTGCTGCTTTATCTTCTTTCTTGTTATCTGGATCAACCTTTATTGATATGGGTACTATGCAGTTTGGTAGTGGAACTATTGATACTACTAAATTTAATGGTTGTGGTGCTACCAATCTTACAAATGTTGCCTCAAATTCATTATCATGGATTACATGTGGTGATGTTACACTAGCTTCCACAGCTACGTTAGATTTATGTAGCCTTAAAGATACTACTTTACTACCTACTACACTAAACAATATTACAAATGGAGTATTTGAATCTTCTGGAACTGGTATTGGTGTTGATCTAGGTACTGGCATAACAACCCAAACAATGAGTTGGGATTGTACGGACTCTGGATATGCAGGAGTAGATGGTAGTACAGGTAATGAAACTATAAAAGTATCTGTTGCTGATAATAACACACTAACTATTAATGTTGAGGTAGGAGCTAGCGTTCCAACTATATTTAATAGTAGTGCAGGTAATGGTATAGTCACTGTAGTAGCAGGACAAAAGACTCTAACCTTAACTGGTTTAGAGACTGGTAGTGATGTTGTAATCCTAGCTGCTGGTACTGACACTATACTAGCGGATGTTGACCAAGGAGGCACTACATTTGCCTATGTATACTCTTCTGTACATGATATAGATATTGGTGTAATAAAGCCAGGATTTGTAATAAAGTACCTTTATGGTTTCACACTAGATACAGTAAGTGCAAACCTACCAATAGAGCAGTCACCAGATAGGAGTTATATATGATAGTAAAAGTTGTTGCAACAACAGATGATAAATATGTGGGCGAAACTTATGATACAGACTTACCACTAACTGGTAGTGATGGGATAACATTTCACCCAACAAAAATACAAAACCTTGGAGATAATCTCTATAGGTTTTCTAATTCGA